ATCTCTGGCCGGCAGGCCACTGGGGATCTTGATAGGCATGTTCCTATTATGTCAACGTTCGGGATAATGATTCAAGGCATCCGCCCGCGGGCGGTTCACGGGACACCGGCGCGACACGGAGTGGAGCAGCTCGGTAGCTCGCTGGGCTCATGACCTAGAGGTTTTCACCTCGTCAATTCCATACTTTGCATGGCCCCTGACCATCCGGTCGGGGGTTCTTTCGCAACACAATCAGCACGAGGCGCTGCCAGTTGACGTCCCTCAGCCGCATCCGCACCCATGCCCGATTCAAGGCCCGGGAAGACGGTGTCAGCGAGCATACTCACCTCATGAACACCACAGGTATTGCAATGGTATTCGTTAAGTGTATGATAGGTATTCAGTAGGAGGTAGGACGTGGAATTCGAGTATGACCCGGCCAAAAGCGCGAAGAACCTCGCCAAGCACGGCATCGACTTCGAGCAGGCCCAACGCATGTGGGACGACGTCGTGCTTGAATTCGACGCCGACCCGAGCAGCAACGACGCCCGCTACCTTGAGCTCGGCGTCATCGACGGCAAGCACTGGACGGCCATCGTCACCTACCGGGGAGAACACAAGGACATCGTCCGCATCATCTCGGTGCGGCACTCACGCGACTACGAGGAGGACACCTATGAGCAGCACAAGGACGATTGAGACGGTCAAGGCCTCGGACATCGACGAGGCCTTCGAACGCGGCGACGACATGCGCCGGTACTTCGACATGACGAAGCCCCGCGTCATCCGCCCCGCGAAGACCAAGACCCGCAAGGTCAATCTCACCCTGCCCGACTGGATGGTCGAAAGCCTCGACGCCGAAGCGGACGAGCTGGCGGTCAGCCGCAACGCCGTGGTCAACACATGGCTCGCCGAGAAGATCGCCGAACGCAGGAAGGAACAACGGCTTCTGACGGTCTGAAACGACGAAACCCCCGCCCAAGTCGCGGCATCCACGCCATGCGCATGGTCCGCGATCTTGGGCGGGGGTTGTTTGTCCGGGGCGCGAAATATTCCACCGAATCCACCGGGCGAAATATTTCGCATATCAGGCCGTGAGCTTGACCTTGGCCGTGGACGCGCCGATGAACGCGCCGACCAACAGGCCGAGCGCGTTGAGCACGGTCACCGTCAGGTCAGTGCCCGGCCAGCCGGCCGCCTGAGCCGTGCCCCATCCCATGGCCGACACGCCCGAGAATCTTGACACTCCTGATTAGTCAGGTATTGTTGAGCGAGCTGTCCAAATACAGGACGTGCCGACGCGGGGTGGAGCAGCTCGGTAGCTCGCTGGGCTCATAACCCAGAGGTCCATGGTTCAAATCCATGCCCCGCTACGAAGTTCATGCGAAAGGCCGTCACGACTCGTCGTGGCGGCCTTTCGTTTTTCTCGTCGTCATTCCCCAAGATTTTCCCTACGATGCCCGCATCGGGGCGGGCTTGAGCGGAAGGACGGCATGTCATGCCGAAGCACAAGGAACCAGCGCCGGGATGGCGCGATGACATATCGGGATTCCTCGGATCGTTGAAGGCCGGGGCCCGCTCTAAGGGGACGATCGCCACGCGCCGCTGCCAGTTGACCGCGTTGAGCCTAGCGCTCGGCGGCAGCCCGCGCGACGTGGAGGGCGACGACCTCGTCGACTGGTTCGCCTCGCACGAGTGGAAGCCGGAGACCCGCAAGGGCGCAAGGAACGCGGTCGTCGGATTCTACCGGTGGATGAAGCTCACCGGGCGCATGGACGACGATCCCAGCCTCGAACTGCCCGGCGTGAAACGGCCGCAGGCACACCCCCGCCCATGCCCGGACGTGGTGATACTCAAGGCCTTGGCGAGGGCCACCGATGGCGAACGCATCATGCTCAGGCTCGGCGCTGAATGCGGGTTGCGCAGGTTCGAGATCGCGAAGGTGTCGAGCCGTGACGTGATGCGCGATCTGATCGGCTGGAGTCTCGTGGTGGTCGGCAAGGGCGACGTGCAGCGGCTCGTCCCGTTGGAGGACGATCTGGCGGCGGAGATCATGGCCTATGGGGGCTGGGTGTTTCCGGGCCGGTGGGGCGGGCACGTCGAGGCGAGCTACGTCGGCAAGCACCTGTCCGCTTTGCTTGGCGACGGGTGGACGGCGCACAGTCTGCGGCATCGGTACGCGACCGTCACCTATGAGGCCACGCACGACCTGCTGCTCGTATCCAAGCTGCTCGGGCACGCGAGCCTTGAGACCACACAACGCTACGTCGCGATGCCCGACGATCGGCTAAGGGCCGGCATGGCTAGGGTCAGGCTTGCGTCATAGAAACACCATGGTGACCGAAAAGAACCCGCCTTCGTCCGTGACGACCATTCTCGTCTTTTCGCCGACATGGTCGGACAATTTGAAGTATGCGGGTTTCCTTGCGTCGATCTCCAGCACGAGGTCCGCATCGGCGTATACGCCGATATGCGGTTTCGCGCTGGAGCCGGCGCGTGGCGGAATGATCTCGGTTTTCACCAGCAGTTTCCTGCTTCTTTTGCCGGACAGAAACCTATGAAGCCCGTCATTGGGTGCGGTGATGGTGAATTGCGCGTATTCGATGTCGTACATGGCGTCGCCGGCTGCTTTTTTGAGTTCGCGTTCCTCTCGTTGCGACACGGCTGTGATGTTCGGACCGTATACGACGACTTCGGGGATTCCTCTGTCGTACCATTTCGACCATTTCGCGTCGATATGCCTCGCGCCCTTGTGACGTATCCAGTCGCACAGCCGTCGGTCGCCGATGAATCCGAACGGAGTGCCGGCGTATGCGAGCGCGAGACCGCCTTCCTTTTCGCTGTCCCATTCCGTACCGGTGAGCGTGCTGGTGAGTTTGACTCGTCTGTAGACGATCTCGGCGGTGAACATGGTGCCTCTTGGGACCGCTTTCAGCGGTGTGCCGTCGTATACGAACACGGTGTATTCGCGTTCCGCCGGCACGGGGACGTCCGACGCTTGGACGCGCTGCAATGCCGCGTCCTTGAGCATGCTTCTGTCGAAGTGCTCGATGGATGGCGTGGAGTCCGGCTGTGGTTCGTGTTTTGTTGTTCGCTTCGATGCGAACAGTTTTGAGAATATGCCCATGACGGTAATCATAAACGGCGAAGCGGTCGTTTGCTTGGTTTTGAGTTCGGCGACGCCATGATCAGGGTCGCGATGGCCGTCCCATGTCCTCAACGGTATCGGGCATGGTTCGCGGCTTCTTTCCGGTAGGGCCTGTGCGGCGTCCGTCACCCCTGGGATGCGATGGAGCTGCCGTTGGTTCCCTTCCGCCGGCTCAGGCCGCTGGCGGCCATCTCATCATAACAAAAAACGCCCCAGTCCGGCCGTGATGGCTGGGCTGGGGCATGTGGCGCGGAACGGTTTACTTGATGCGGGCCTTGATTTCGCTGACGCCGATGGTCACGCCGATCAGCGCCGCGATGGCGGTGAGCGTGGCCGCCACGGCGTCGCCGTAGGGGATTCCCCAGACCGGGAAGATCGCCTGCACGAACACCGCCAAGGCGGGGAGCACGATCAGGGCAAGCCATTTGAGGATGTCGTAGGCGCGGTCCGGCAGGAGCCAGTCGGGCACGACTGGCTCGGTTTCGGTTGTGGTTTCGGTTGTCATGTTGTCTCCTTATGTTAGCCCGTCGCTCCGTAGCGTAGCGTGGCGACGAAAATTGTCAGTAGTGCAGGACCTCGCCCGGGTAGATCACGTTGGGGTTGCCGCTGCGGTAGCCGGTGAGCTGCGTGTAGCCGATGCCGAGGCGTGCGGCGATGCCGCTGAGGGTGTCGCCGCTCTTGACGGTGACGGTGCGGGACGGCGGCGCGTTGCCGGCGGTGGCGATGCTGCCGCCGCCGTTGTAGGTGACGGTCTGACCGGGCCAGATGCGGTTGATGTTGCCGCTTGGCACGCTCCACGCCGTGATCGGGTAGAGGCCGGTTCGGGCCGCGATGGCGCTGATGGTGTCTCCGGGGCGCACTGTCACCGCAGTACCGCCGCTACCGGAGGACTGCTGAGTGGACGACGTGCCACCGCCAAAGCGCTGGTTTACAAGCGCCTGAACACGGTCATACGCGCCGGAACCATACGCGGTGTCGAGATTGTTCCTGCGCTGCGGAAGGTTGCCGTACTCGCCTCGAATCACCGCCGTGGCAAGCGCATCCCAGTCGATCTTGCTCGGGCTGGGAGTGGGGGCAGGCGTGGTCGGAGTCGACGAAGCACCTGAGCTGGTGCCGCCCGGATTGGCGTACTTGCGCCACGCGGTCTTGTCGCCACGGAACACGTTGAGGTCGAGGTAGCCGGAATAGCCGGGCAGCACACCGGTCGAGGTGTACTGGCGCATGGCCTCGCCGTAGGCTCCCAGCTTCCACGGATGGGACTGGTAGCCAGTCGGGAGGGTGTTCGCATACTGGGCGACCCACAGGCCCGAGCCTGCCGCTCGAGCGCCGGCGACCTGACCGAGTGCGGACGCCGAAACGTAGACCATCGGAATGACGCCGTTGGTGCGCTGCTTGACGCGGTTGACCCAACAGGTGGGCCACGCCGAGTTGCCCCACTGCGCGTTCTGGTCAGACTCCCAGTCAAGGATGAGCACCGCCTTGCGGATATAACCGGCGGAGTGCTGCAGGAAGTAGTCGGCCTCGGCGTTGCAGTCGCCGCCGCCGGCGTAGTGGTAGATGCCGATTTCCTTGCCTGTGCGCTGGGCGTTCGCGATCTGCGCGTTCGCGACTGGGTTGACGTAGCCGGTGCCCTGCGTGGTCTTGACGATGGCGAAGTCGGCGGTCACTCGGCTTGTGATGTCGGATGGCTGCCAGCCGGAAACGTCGATGCCCTGCATGTCGGCGTATGCGACTCCGACGCCCATGGACAGCGTCGCGATGACGGCGATGGTCGTGGTGGCGAGTTTCCTCCACCATCGTTTGATGCGGCCGGGGCCGTTGCGGTTGTTGGTTTCGCCCATATCTTTTTCCTTTCGTTCGGTGGATATGGAAAAGCCCGGCACCACTGGCGGTGCCGGGCAAAATCGGTGAAATTATTCAGCCTTGGTCGGTGCGGGCTATGCGGGCGTTGCGGATGTCGTCGATCATCTGCGTGCCGACGCCGTTGCCGCCCAAACGGTGGTAGGCGTCGTACACGGCCTCGGCCTGCTGCTTCTTGGCGATGCTGCACACACCCCCGGCCATGACCATGTCGGTCTCGGCCCTTTCGAGGTTGCAGCGCAGCAGCACCTTCACGCCGTCACGCAATGGGCCGAGCGCGGTTTCGAGCTGCTGTTGGCTCACGGAGGCGTGCCGCGTCTCCCACCTGTGCAGGAGCCACATCATCACGCCTCCCCCGCCGCCGAGGCTGCCTATCGCCGCGACGACGATGGCCGCGAGGTTCGGGTCGGTCACAATCCCTCCCCGCCCTGCACGAGCGCCTGCACCTGTTCGCGCAACGCCTCCGGCACGTCATCGATGGTCTTGCGGCCCGCGAGCACGAGGCGGGCGAAGATACGCGCCATGACCTTGCTCATTTCGCGTCACCCCCTTGCAGCAGCGTGTAGAGTTCCGCGACGGCCTCGGCGTTGTCGAGGCTGGACTTGGCGAGTTCGCCCAATCGTTCCTCGGTGGGCTTGGACGCCTGTTCGACGTCGTCCCAGATTTGGTCGGCCTGTTCGACGGCTTCCTGTTCGGTCAGGTCGCGAACGGAATACGCCTCGTCGGCCGTCCATTCCGTCCATGCGGCCTGTTCGCCGTCGGCGGGGTGCTCGACTTTGGTGATGTTCTTCCTGACGCGGATGTCGGCGAGGCCGTCGCCGCGTCGGAAGTAGCTCACCTTGTCCAATGGTTCGGCGCTTGACACTTGTTCGATCATGCGCCCTCCTTCCATGGTTGTGGTTGTCGCGCGAGGGCCCGGAGGAATCCGGTGGCCCTGCGCATGGTCAAATCGATGCGTTCGCGTCGCCGGTAGGCGACGGAATCGGAGTTTCGGAAGTATCCGTAGTAGGAGCAGCAGCGTCGCGCCAAGCGTTGGGTCATGGGCCGGCGTCGGGCGCGGCGGAACGCCCTGCGAGCCCTCAGGAACACGCCCGCGCGGATGTTGACGCGGCCGCCGGGGCGGAACGTGTAGCCGACCATGTCGATGGGTTCGCGGTCGAGGCGTTTGCAGTTCCATTCGGGGTGCACGTCGAGGCCGAGCCGGTCGTGCAGGAACTTGGCGAGCCGTCGTGCGGCCGTCTTCAGGTCGCGTTTGCCTTTGCCTGTCAAGAGCATGTCGTCCATGTAGAACAGGACGTGTGTGGCCAAGCGGCGCGTGGCGATCTCGCCGGTGCGACGGCTTGTGCGTTCGGCGGTGAGCCGCTGGCATGCGAAGTGGTAGGCGGGCGAGAGGTAGTAGTTGGCGAGCCATTGGCTCAGGTAGCTGCCGATGTTCAGGCCGTTGTCGCCTTGGTAGCGGTCGATGAGGTGGAAGACGAGGCGCAGCAGGGTCTTGTCGCCCACGTCCTTGGCGAGCATGGCTTTGAGGCGCGTGCGGTCGATGGACGGGTAGCATTTGCGCACGTCGAGCTTGACGAACCATTTCGAGGAGCGTTCGCGCGTCCATCGTTTGATGGCGCGGCGTGCGTCGATGGTGCCCCTGCCGGGGATGCTGGCGGTCTGCCATCGGCCGACCTTCGCGTCGAACAGGGGTTGCAGGGCTGTGACGGCGACGTGGTCGTAGATCTGGTGGCGGACGCTTTCGCGGCCGATGACGCGGTGCTTGCCGTTGATGGGTTCGATGCGGTCGAAGTACCTGATCTCGGTGTCCCTGTAGCGGCCGGTGCGTATCTCGTCGGCCACCTGCCGGGCGAGCAGGTCGAGGTCTCGGTGCTTGTCGAGGAAGCGCTGGACGTCGCGTCGGTGGCGTTTGCCTTTGAGGTAGTGGTCGATGGCGGCGCGCACGAAGGGCACGCCCGCGCATCGGGTGTGTTTGCAATGGGTCTTCAAGCGGGTTCCTATCTGGACTATGGCCGCTGTCCCCGGTGCGGGAGGGGTTCGGGTACCGGCGGCGTACTCGGTTTGATTTTCGGGAAGGCCCGTGGCTTGCCCTCTCGCCGGAATCGCGGAGGGTAGTTGCGGCGTGATGATGTGATGACGGGAATGTTCCAGATGTGCGGCCCCCGATGTTCCACCTGCGGTTCGCGAGGTCGTTCCAGAGGTGCGCGGCGAAAGCGCCGCACTGCGCCCCATCCCTGAGGTTGCCGAAGCGCTGCACCACGCGCCGGAGGCCCGGAGGCGTGCCGCCGCAAATCCCGATGGTGCGGCGGGTGGGAGGTTTGAGGGGGCCTAGGCCCCCTCGCTTCGCTTCACCCCCACCGCACTGCGGCTACGCCTTCGTGCGGCCGAGCGCAGAAAGGCGGCCCCCGACGTACCACCCGCGGTTCGCGAGGTCGCGCCAGAGGGGCGCGGCGAAAGCGCCGCACAGCGCCCCATCCCCGAGGTTGCCGAAGCGCCGCACCTGCCTGAGTCCTTGGCTGGTGAGGGGGTTGCCGCCGACGGCGTCGCACAGGCCGTTGGTGCTGGTGGCGGTCTTGCCGGTGTTGACGAACATGCCGGCGGTGACTTGGAAGTCCTCGCTGTATTTCCAGCCGTCCTCGGTGCCGGTGTAGGCGGGGAATTCGCCGATCTTGGTGTAGTTCGCGGTGGAGTTCTTGGAGGCTTTGGCGATGTCCCAGACGCGGTAGATGTCGTGGTGGCCGGTGCCGCCGTCCTTGCGGGCGTTGACGATGAGGTCGGCGTCGGTCTCGTAGATGCCGTTGAACAGTTCGATGCCCTGCAATCGGATGGGCTGGTGGTTGGCGGCGGACGTCGCGCTGGGGCGGCCGTCAACGCCGAGGATGCGGTCGGTCGCGCCGGTCTTCCACGGCATGGTGCTGACCTTGCATTCGGTGGTGGTCGTGAATGCGTCGCCGTCGAGGTTGAGGGCGGTGTTGGCGGAGTCCACCGTGGTCTTGGAGAGGATGGTGCGGGCGCGTGCGGCGCTGTAGTTGCCTTCGTTGTTGCGTTCCGCGTCGGTGCCGATGTTGACGGTCGAGCCGATGTCGAAGCCGTTGGCGGCGCTGGCGGCGATGATGACGCGCCTGACGTTGCTTTCAGCCTTGGTGACCGTGGTTTGCGAGGTGTACTGCCAGCAGCCTCCGAGCACGTCGGAGTTCTTGGTGGCCCATTTGACGAGGAGCATGAGCTGGACATAGAAGTCGTCGGCCTGGCATCGGCCGGCGTATCCCTTGCCCTTGAGCAGGGCGTAGTCGATGGCGCGGTTCTGGGAGCCGAATTCGCGGTCGATCTCGCGGCCGGACACGCTCAGGGGCTTGTTGTCCGCGGTGAGGTCGGCCGCGTATTTCGCGAACAGGAGGCAGGGGCGGCGGGTGCCGTCGGGCAGCAGGCTTCCGGGCATGGGCAGGTATCCGTCCCACTGGGTGTCGGAATACAGGAGCTCCAGATGGGTGTCCGTCTGTTCGACCTTGTAGTAGCAGGGGCAGGTCATGACCCACACGTCGCCGTTGGTGCCGTCGCGTTTGAAACGCGGGTCCACGCCGTCGATGGCGGTGACGTGGGGTTTGCCGTCGTCGCCTATGGTGGCGTTGACGTCCCACACGCGGAAGGCGTTCAGGCCGCTGTAGTCGTCTCGGCCGGCCTTGTCGTTCGTGCTGACCTCGATGGCGAGGTTGGCGTTGTCGCGGGTCTTGGTGCCCGAGGGCGTGTTGCTGTACGTCCATTTCGGGAAGCGCACGCCGTACACCTTGCCGTCGCGGTGGGCGTCGAAGTAGGCGGCGAGGTTGGCGTATTCGCCCGCCGAGGTGTCGTATTCGAACGCCGCGCCTCCGGTGGCGTCCTTGTGGACCTTGGCGATGAGGCGTGCGGTGTCCGCGAGGGTCATCACCTTCTGTGTGTTGGCCATGGTTTCTCCTTATCGGTTGATGAGCCCGAGGGCCCAGTCGATGTCGTCTTGGGTGAGGGGCGGGATGCTCGCGCCCGTCAGGACGGGGGCGATCACGTCGTCGTACTGTTCGTCTATCTCCTCTTGCGTGGCGAACACGACGCCCGCGCCGGCGCTGGCCGCGATCTTGGTTTTCGCGTCGTCGGAGAGTTGGTCGTATTCGACCTTGCTGGTGCGGATGGCGTTCGCGGCGTCCCTCGCGTCGTTCGCGGCCTGCGTGGCGGCATTGGCCGCGTCGTTCGCGGCCGTGGTGGCTTTCCGGCTGTCGGCTATGAGTTGTTCGATCTGGCCGAGCGCGTCGCCGCTGCCCGCGTCCGAGGCGAACACGGCGGGTTCCACGACGCCGGTGAAGTTCCTGCTGCATACGCGCGTGGTGCCCTTGTCGATTTCGACGCCCAGCGTGACATGGCTGGATTTGAGGGCCGCGCGCGGCACTGGCGCTTGGAACGTGGCCGTGGCCGCGTCGGACACGGGGGTCATGTCGATGCGGTCGCCGAGCCTGCCGTCCGTGTTGTAGAGCAGGCGTGCGGTCAGCCCGTCGGCCGCGACGGGTGCGCCGTGGTCGCTCAATGCGATGCGGATGAGCCGCCCGTTGACGTCGCCGGCGTTGAGCCTGACGTCGGGCACCCACGTGTTGACGGCGTCGAGGTCGAGTTCGATGCCACGGAAGTCATCGATCGTCGCCATCCGCGTCCTCCTTCCCTTCGTGCTTGAGGCGGGTGATCTCGTCGCCGCGCATGTCGCATTCGGCTTGGAGCAGCGCGATCTGCAAGTTCGCGTCGGCGAGCATGTCGCGCAGCTTCGCGACGGTGATGCGCAGGCGTTCGATGTCGTGGTTGTCGTCCATGGGTGGACTCCTATCTGTCTTTGCGGTATTTGGGTGTGATGGCTTGGACGAACCTTTCGCGCGCCTCCTCGATTTCGGCGGCGTAGGGTTCGAGCAGTTCGGTGAGCGCGTCCGTGGCGGACGCGGTGGGGGCGTCCGTGCCGTCGAGCGCCTGTGCGGCGGCCATGGCGGCGTCGGCCTCGTAGGTGTCCGTGGTCGTGGAGGGCAGGCCGAGGAGCCGGCGGGTTTCCGCCCGACCGTCCGCGAGGAGGCGTCCGCTGGCGTCCATGACCGGGTGGAGGGCGGCGGCGCGCACCTGGTTGAGCGCGTTGAGCGCGTCTTTTTCGGATTGCTCGTAGGCGCTTGTCCATGCGTTGCGTCCACTTTCCGCATCCGACGCCGGTTCGCCGTTGTTCCGCACGTGGATGATTGCCTTGAGTGTTTCCGCATCGGAACCGAGGCCGAGGAGTTCGCGGTGGCTTGCGAGGCCCATGATTGGGATTTGATGGATGGTGGGCAGGTGTGTGCGTCCGTCCGGGTCGGTGGTGGCTTCGCCGTCTTTGACGAGGAGCGTTGGTTGGTTGTTGGTGATGATTCGGGTGATTTCCATGCGGATTCCTTATTTGATGAGCACGCCGAGCGTCACGAGCCAGTAAAACACTGTGCCGCTGGTGAATAGGTTGGCGTTGCGGTTGGTGATGCTGAGGTTTTTCACCGTTCCGTCGCCCGTAACGTTCCAGCTGGCTTCAACGTTTTCAAGGACGCTGCGGGGTGGTGTGCTGACCCAGATTTTCCATCCGCTCGCGCCGTTGTCGCTGGTGGTGACAGACCATAGCCCGGCACCGTCGCTCTGGATGTGATCGACGGTGGCGAGGGCCTTGTATCGGCCGTACTTGGCGGGGGTTGAGACGGTGGCGGTGAATTCCTGATAGGAGAAGGGGCCCATGCGGCAATTCTCCCAGTAGATGAGCGGGAGCGATGACCTGCCGCCTGACCATCCTCCTACGAAGCCGCCGAGGTATAGGTAGCCATTGTTGATGTTGGCTTCGACGCCGACGGTGCCGTTTGGATCGCCGGCCGTCATGCTTGCCCAGACTTTGGAGGCTTTTTTTGATGCGTTGAGCGTTAATGAGGCGTATCGTTCTGGTTTTTCGTAGTTGGATGAGGCCGAAGCGTAGACGGTGCCGTATGGTTCATTGGAATCGTTTTTGCGTTCACCTACCCGCATGAACGCACCGGGGTCGTCGGCGGCCCGATGGCCGCCGTTGAATGTGAGTGTGGAGACTTCGCCTTCTTGTTTGGTGGTGGATTCCACGGCGATGTAGGGGTGGTGGGCGGAGGTGGTTGCATGTTTGAATTGGATGCCTGCGCCTTCGAGCTCGTCGGTGCCTGAGATTTCGATTTGCTTGAAGTTAGGGCTTATCTCCACGCGGTTGCCGCTGTTGGCGGTCCGGAATGTGCCGGACAGCAGGTTTTCCTTTGCGTCGCCGTCGAGGTAGACGGTGACAGTCCCGTCGGGCCCGTTCATGCTGAACTGGCCGGTGTCGAGGTTCCAGTAGGAGCGTTTGCCGGTGATGATGCCGGTGCGCATGTAGGTCGCGTCGAGGTAGAGGAGCCCGTTGAGCATGTAGATGCCTTGTATCTTGCCGTTCTGGGTGAGGCGGTTGAAGATTTCGAGCTGGGTGAGTTCCTTGTCGAGCGTGTCCACTTGGCTTTTGGCTTGGTCCGTGGCGTAGGTCTTTGCCGCTGCGAGGGCGTTGTCGGCCTTCGTGGCAGCGTCGCTTTTCGCGGCGGAGAGTGCGGCGTCGGCTTTGGTTTGGGCGATGGTGTCCACGGTCTGGCCGCCGACGGTGGTGGCGGCAGCGAGACGGAATTCGCCCGTGGTCATGTCCCAGTAGTTCAGGCCCTTCTTGTCGGTCAGGATGCCGGCCTTGACGAGGGCCGCGTCGATCACGCCGGTCTTGATGTACGTGCCGTTGACATACACCTTGCCGCCGGACAGGTAGATGCCCTGGGTCTGCCCGTTGTTGGTCAGGCGGTCGAAGATGCTTTTCTGGCCGAGGGCCTCGTCCAAGGCGTCCACGTAGGCCTGCGCCGCCTTCTCGGCGGCCGACTGGGCCGCTGCCGCCTTGCCGCTGGCGTCCTTCTTCGCGTCGGCGAGCGCTTGGTCGGCTTGTTGTTGTGCGTATTGTTTGGCTTCGTTGAGTTTGGCGAGGTCGGCGTTGTCGGCGGCGCGTTTGGCGGCGTCGATGGCGGCTTGTCGTGCGGCGTCGGCTTTGGTTTGGGCGATGGTGTCCACGGTCTGGCCGCCGACGGTGGCGCGGGGGCTGAGGCTGAATTCTCCGGTGTCGAGGTTCCAGTAGTTGAGGTTGGCGGCGTCGTGGAGCATGCCGGTGTAGAGGGTGTCGGCGTAGATGCCGTGGCCGTTGGCGAGCGAGCGCCAGTCCCATTCGCCGTTGGGTTTTTTCTTGTCGGCGATGCGCCAGTAGCCGCCGCCGATTTGGATGGCTTGGGTGGGGTTTTGGTCTTCGGGCTTGTTGTAGACGAGGATGCCGGTGCCGGGTTTCATGTAGGCGTAGCCGCCGGTTTCGTTCATGATTTGGTTGATGCGGTCGATGAGGTCGCGCATGTAGGGGCCGGTGCCGCTGGCGGCGTCGTTCCATGCTCCGCTGTTGGAGACGAGTTTGTCGAGTGCCTGTTGTTGTGCGGAGAGTCTTTGGGTGTAGGACTGGCGGATGTTGCCGAGGGTGATTTTGGTGTCGGCGAGGGGTGCGAGGAGGTCTTCTTCGGTTTTGAGGATGCGGCCTTGGAGGCGGAGCGGTGGGGTGAAGGTGGTGTCGGTGATTTGGGTTTCGTCGCCGAGGCCTGTGCCTTCGGGGCCGAGGCCGGCTTGTTGGAGGGCTTTGACGGTGGCGGTGTAGCTGACGGTGGGTGTGGTGAGGGTTTTGAGTTTGGCTTTGGTGAGGTCGAGGAGTTTTTGGGGGTCGTCGCAGTCGGTGAAGTCGATGTCGGCGACGCTGGGTTGGCGGGTGCCGTTGGCGTCGGGGATGCCCCATTGTTGGGTGGCGGTGGGGTCTTCGACGTATTTTTTGCCGTTGTTGACGCTGCTGAAGTCGATTTTGCGGCCGTAGCCTCCGGTGGCTTGTCCGTTGGCGTCGGTGGTTTCGATGCCTTTGCCCCAGCCGTAGAGGCGGGTGATGACGTCGCCGGTGTCGATGGTGCGGCTGATTTCGGGGAGGTCTTTGCCGTATTCGAAGCGGCGGGTGGGGTTGGTTTGGCCTCGTCGGTCGAGCATGTGGATGATGCGTCGGCCGATGCGGTTCATGTCGTCGGTGGGTTGGATTTCGGTCTGGACTTCGAGCCCGTAGGTGTCGGCGATGCTTTGGATGGCTTCGAGGACGGTGCAGTGATAGTACGCGAGGTTCGCGGTCTGGGCGAGGGTGCCGGCGTCCACGGTGCCGGCCTGCCAGCGGGTGTTTTCGAGGGCTTTGTCGAGGCATGCTTTGGCGGTGGTGTCCCTGTTGCGCTTGTCTTCGATGTAGCTTCGGGACAGTTCGGCGATGCTGTTGGCGCAGTAGGCGATGGTGACGGGGATGCCGCTGGCGCGTTTCACGTCGCTGCCTTGGCATATGTATTCGTTCCATTGGCCGAGCGTGTCTTGGAACACGATTCGTTCGTCCTTTTCGAGCTGGCCGAGGGCGGTGATGTCGAGCGTGTCGGTGCCGTCGGTCGCTTGGGTGCGGACGGCGCTGATCGCGTCGGGCAGGTCGCCCAAGGGGTTGCCCCAGCGGTCGAAGATCATGAAGCGCATCGTAGTGCCTCCTATATGAGGGTCAGGGGCTCGTAGGCCATGCGGCCCGAGCAGCCCGCGAGGGTCAGCGTGTTCGCTCCGGGCGGGAGCGGGAAGTAGTCGCTGTCGATGGTGGGCGTGGTGAGGTTGCCGTTGATTCGCGTCGCGCGGTTGGCTGGGTCGGTGGTGACGGTGATCTGGCCGGAGAGGGTTTGGGCGGCGTTGAGGGTGAACGTGTGCCCGCGTGTGTCGCGGATGCTCAGGCTTTTCGCCCCTTGCGCGGGGGTGAGGGTCCATGTGGGCCATGCGGGGCGGTTGCCGCGTATGCTCACGGTGTTTATGCCGGCCGTGAGCGGGGCGTGGCGTGTGGGCCCGTACAGGCATGGCATGGCGGTCATGCCGACTTCCACGAGCGCGTGGGATTGCCGGTCTGCCGTCCACACGTCCTGCCATGCGCCCACCGTGAGACGGCCCCGGTATTCGCCCGGCAGGCCCCGCCATCGCAGGCTGGTGGTCTTGCCGTCGAGGCCTCCGAGCCATGTCTTGGCTTGCAGGATGTCGTCTTCGCCGCCGGCCGCGTACAGGCCGAGGGTGATGTTCCTCATGCCCATGTACGCGCCGCCGGTCTCGTCCTCCAAGGTGACGTCGAGGACGCCCATGCGGCCGGGGATGGTCTCGGTGCTGAGCGTCGGCGATGTCTTGTCGATGGTCACGCCCGCCTCGGAGAGGGCGAGCATGCGTTGTTCGACGGGGATGCCGTCGAGCGTGAGCCCGTCGATGCGCGGCATGCCCATGCGTCGCGTGTTGAGTGCCATGTGGCTACCTTCCTCTGGAGGCCATGCCCGCGAGCTCGTAGCTCATGGGCTTGGCGAGTTTGCCGGCCATGACCTCGCCGCCACGGTCGTTGAGGTGCAGGGTCACGCCCTGTGCGAGCGCGTCCCTGAGTATGGCGCGCATATCGTCCGGGGTGAGTTGGTCGAGCGGGTCGGCTGGCGTGAGGGCGGCGGTCAGGCTGGACGTGGAGCGGGCCGTGGTGAGGTCGGGGCCGGTGTAGTCGGTGCCGACGTGGACGGTGGGCACCATGTCCTCCAAGCCGTCGATGGCCTTCTTGGCCTGTCCCATGTTCTTTTCGACGCCTTGGGCCATGCCGGCTGGTATCCATTTGCCGACCTCGTCGGCGAACACTCGGGACGGGGAGCCGATGTGGAGGACGCTTTTGGCCCAGCTCACGACGCTGCTGCCGAGGTTGCCGATCGTGTTCCTCAGCCAGCCGAACGCGCCGCCGATGCCGTTGATGAGGCCTTGGATGATCTGGCGGCCGGTGTCGTACAGCCAGCTTCCCGCGCCCGAGAGGGCTCCGGTGACGATGCCCCAGATGCGTCCGACGGTGCCTCCTATCGCGTTGACGGCGTTGGACACGGCGTCGCGCATGCCGTTCCAGATGGTCTGGAAGAACGACGAGATCGCGTTCCATGCGCTCGTCCATGTGCCGCGTATCGCGTTGAGCACGCTGCCTATGGTGTTGCGGATGTTCTGGATGATGGGCGCGTAGAACGCGACCATGCGGTTCCACACGGTCTGGAAGAACGACGAGATCGCGTTCCATACGTTCGTCCACACGTTTCTGACCGCGTTGACCACCGTGGTGATGGTGTTGCGGATGCCGTCGATGATGGGCGTGAGGAAGCTGACGATGCCGTTCCAGATGGTCTGGAAGAACGATTTGATGGCGTTCCATACGTTCGTCCACACGGTTTTGACCGTGTTGAGGAAGTTCGTCAGGAACGTCTTGAGGCCGTCGATGACCGGGGTGACGAACGATACGATGCCGTTCCATATGCCGGTGAAGAAGTCCTTGATGGCGTTCCATGCGCCGCTCCAGTCGCCTTTGAGCAGGCTCAGGAACACGACGATGACGGTGCGTATCGCGTTGACCACGGTCGAGATGTAGTTGCTGATGAGCGTGAAGATCGTGCTGACGACGTTGTAGATGCCCGTCCAGATGGTGCTCCACACGGTGTTGGTGCTGTTCATCTGGGTGGTGATGAACGACAGTATCCAGCCGAACACGGTGTGTATGGCGTTCTGGATGGCTTGCAGGGGCGCGACGATGAGCGCGCCGATGACGGTGAACACGTTGACCACCGTGTCGCGGATGGAGTTGACGGCCGTGCCCACGGCGGCGCTGATGCCGTTCCACAGGTTCGTGAAGAACGTGCTCACGCCGTTCCATGCGGTCTGGATGGTGGTGGTGATGCTTGTCCAGATGCCGGAGAGGAACGATGCGACGGAGTTCCACACGGTCTGCACGGTCGTGGCGATGCCGTTCCACAGGTCGGCGAAGAACTGGCCGAGCCCGTTGAACAGGGCTTTCGCGCCCTGCACGAGTCCGTTCCATGCTTGGGAAAGCCATGAGACGAACGTGCTCCATATCTGCCGGCCGGTCTCGGTCTGGGTGAAGAACCATGTCAGGGCGGCGACTATGGCGGCGACGAGGCCGATTATCCACACGATGGGCCCGCCTGTGGCGGCCATGACGGCGTTGAACGCGCCCTGCACGGCGGTGGCGGCCTTGGTGACGGCGCTCCATGCGGCCTGCGCGGTCTGGGCGAGTTGCATCTTGCCGGCGAGCTGGCCGATCATCTGGGTCGGGCCGCCGAGTTCCATCATGGTGAGGATGCCGTTGCTGACGCCTGTGGCGGTCTTGGTGACGGCGTCCATGGTCTTGGTGAGGGCGGTGAGCCCGTTGTTGAGGGTCTGATAGCCCTTGACTGCGGCGAACGCGGTGCCGATGCCGATGATGATGGGCGTGAGGGCGGGCCCGTGCTGCACGAACCAGTTGAGGGTGTCGGCGACGAGTTTGATGGCGTTGGCGACGCCGTCCGGGGGCATCATCCTGACCCAGTCGATGACCATGTTGACGACGCCCATGATGGCGTCCCTGACGGTGTCCCATGCGGCCTTGAACGCGGTGATGGCCCCGTTGTCCTCCAGTTTGTCCCAGAGGTCTTGGAGCCATTTGACGGCTCCTTGGATGGCGGCTTGGATGACGGGGGTCGCGGCCGTCAGGCCGTCGCCGACGGCGTTGATGGCTCCGGTGACCATGGGTTTGACGCTGTCGAGCACGGTCGCGCCCATCTTGATTGCCGACGCCTCGAGGTTGCCCATCGAGCCTTCGATGGTGGTGGCGCTGGTGGCTGCCTGCACGGCGGCGTCCTGGAAGCCGAGTTTCATGATCGCGTCGTTGAATTCCTGCGCGCTGATCTCGCCTTCGCTCATCGCGTCCCTGAAGTTGCCGGTATAGGCTCCGGCTTCGAGGAGGGCCTGTTGGATTTTGCCGGATGCGCCGGGGATGGCGTCGGAGAGCTGGTTCCAGTTTTCGGTGGTGAGCTTGCCTTGGCCGGCGGTCTGGGTCATGACCATGGCCACGCTCTTGTAGGTTTCGCTGGTGCCTCCGGCGACGGCGTTCAAATTGCCGGCGGCTTCGGCGAGCTTGTCGTAGTTCGGCACGCCGTTGGCGGCCAGTTGGGCGGTGGTGTTGCGGATGTCGTTGAGGTCGTAGACGGTCTTGTCGGCGTAGTCCTGCGTGCTTTTGGTCAGTGCTTGTATTTGCTTGTTGCTTACGCCGGCGAACTGGAGCGTGCTGCCGAATTTCTGGGCGGAGTCGCTGGCGCTGGCGATTTCGCCGGTCAGGCTGCTGAAGCCTTGGATGACGGTGCCGGCCACGCTTTGGGCGACGCCGCTGATGACGCCGAGCTTGCCGGCGAAGCCTGTGCTGAAGCCGCCGCCGAGTTTGCCGCCCTCGGTTTTGCCGACGGTTTCGGACGCGGAGCCGAACGCGGATTCGATGCTTTTGCCCACGTTCTTCATGCTGGGGACGATCTGCACGTAGGCTTGGGCGATTTCGATTGCCATGTCCGGCTCCTTGTCTGTGGTGTCAGCCGCGTGGCCGGGAGAGCGTGGCGAGCATGCCTTCGGGGTCGAGCGCGGGCCCTTGGGGCTTGCGTTTGGTCATGCCGGGCCGTTGGATGCGGTCGTTCCAGCGGGCTCCCTTGCGGTTGCCCTCCTTGGTTTTCGTCCATGCGAGGAAGGCGGTGTTGTCGGCGATGTCGGCGAGGAGGTGGCGGGTCGCGTCCCACGTGGCGCGTGGGTCGAGCGTCTTCCAGACCATGGCGTCGTCGGGCAGGTTGGCGGCGAGGTCGGCCATGCGCCGCACGCGGATTGTCACGCCGAGTTGGTCGAGGTCGAGCCCGTAGAAACGCTGCATGTCGGCCCTGAGCTTGTCCGGGGCCTTGGCGAGCATTCCTGCGAGCGTCAGGAGTTTGGGTCGGCTTCCTTCATGAGCCGGGTGACGAACCGGCCGACGGCCTCCATGCTCACACGCCCGGTGGCGGGGTCGCGCAACGCGGTTTTGACCTTGGGGTAGGCGGTGCCGGTGAGTTTCTTGAGGAGGGGGACGATGCTGAAGCTGCCTTCGGCGTTTTCGTCGGCGTGCTGGAGGTCGTAGAGGTATTCGACCATGTCGAGGTCGTCGAACGTCTTCGGGTCGATGGTGATGGCGACGCCGTCGATGGTGACGGTGCGCGGCTTGTCCTTGGGCTGTTTGTGGTCCTGTGGGGTGGTCATGGGGTTCCTTTCTCATGGGATGGATGGGCCCGCACGTCGGCGGGGCGTGCGGGCCGGGGGATGTCACTTGTCGGACGTGGCCGAGACGGTGGCGATGGGTGCGATGTAGTCGATGCTGCTCGCACCGCCGATGAGGTCGCTCGGGTTGGCGGCGTAGGTCACGTCGTACATGATCGCGTCGCCGCTGCTGTACTGGGTGTCTCCGAATTCGCTGACCACGGCGTCGGGTACGACGATGCGCTTGACCTTGTTGCCGGTGAGGAGGATTTCGAACACGAGGACGATGCTTTCGCCGGCGGGCATCCTGTGCTTGACGGTGAGCTTGCCGCCGTCGCCGGCGGTGACGTTGGCGGCTCCGTGCCTCAGGCTCATGCTCTGTTCGTTGAGTTCGAGCATGCTGAACTGGTAGGTCTCGCCGTAGCTGGAGATTTCGTTGATGACCTTGGTGCCGCCCATCTCGTTGACTTCGGTGGTGTCGGTGTCGGTCGAGTGGGTGATGCCGTCCTCGCTGATGAAGCCGGGCCCCTTGTATGTGGCCGCCAGCTTGGTGGTCGCGTCGGTGGGCAGGGCGGTGCCGGCGGGTGCCCAGTAGACGCATCCGCTGGCCATGGGCTTGCCGAGGCTGACGTTTTTCTTGTCGTTTGTGGTTGCCAATGTGGCCTCCTAATGAGAAGGCCGCCCGGTTTCAGCGGGCGGCCGTGATCTGGATTGTGGTCTGGTAGCGTTCCCGCCATGGCGGGCCGGGGTCGGGCAGGTGGACGGTGCTTTCGACCTCAACGAGGGCGATGGGGTCGAGTTCCACGAGCCTTTCGAGTTGGGGGATGACATGGTTTTCCATGAGGTCGGCGGCCTTGGCGGGGGTTTCGTCCCATGCCTGTATGGCGAGGATGGGCCGGGCGCGGTGCGCTTCGGTGGAGCCGCCGGTGCGTTCCACGGTCACGAAGCGTGGTGCGCGTGTGGGCGGCACGCTGAGCGACACGGGGACGTCGAGGGTTTCGGAGAGCCATTGCACCACGGTGGTTTCGATGCTCATTTCACCGCCTTCAGCAGGGTGTTGTGGTGGGCGTTGTCCACCATGGCCTTGATGTGCGGCTTGGTGGCCTTGCCCGTGGTGCACAGTGCGACGCTGCCACGGTCGGTGGTGACGGCCGGCGCGTAGTCGTATTCGGCCCCCTCGGTGACGTGCATCGAGTCGGCGCGCCGTTTCATGGCCTGCGCCTGCACGGTGAGTTCGTGCATGACGCCTGCCGATTGGCGCACTTGGCGGAATCCGGCCATGTTGAGCTTGACCTTGCCCATGCTCATCCCCTTTCGTCGTGGAGGTAGACGGTGAGGTTCCAACGGGTGGGCGTCAGGCCTCCCGTGTAGGGCCTCGGGTCGCCGAGCACCGTGTATTCGATGCCGTCGATGCGCACCGTGGCTCCGCGCAGGCTCTTGTAGGGCCATGTGCGGGGCAGGTGTATGGTGCGGTCGATGCTCGCGCCGTAGGGGCGTGTGGAGTCGGTGGCGTTGGCTTGCGTCCCGTCCTCGATGAGCACGTCTTCGACGGTTTCCTCGTGGGTCCGCCATATGGGGTCGTTGCCCTCGTCCACGCCGTCGGGGGTGCGGGTGATGAGGGTGATGGTCTCGCCTCTCACTTGACGCTCCCGTCCGCCGTGTCGTAGGCCCATGCGGTGCCGGGGCCGCCCAACGATTCGATTTCCGAGGCGGTCAGGTACAGGTCCCCTGCGGGATTCGAGTAGCTGAAGCTTTCGGTGTAGGCTCCGGCGGTTTCGGTGTGTTGGGTGACGCCGGCCGCGTCGCCGTTGAGCATGGCCCTTTTGACGGCGGCGCAGCTGACGCGCTTGAGCGTGGCGGTGGATGCGTCGCGCCAGCGCGGGCAGGTGGTGCGGATGAGGTCGGCCGCGTCGTCCAAGAGAGCGGTGGCCTTGGCCTGTTCGTCCGTGGTGAGGGCGTGCCAGCGGTCGGCGAGGTCTTGGGCCGTGGCGAACGCCCCCGTCCCGGGCGGCTCGTTGCCGTCGGACGGGGATGCGGGCCCGGCCTTGGGATTGGCGAGGCTGACCGTCGTTCCGGGGTATCCGTCGTTCGCCATGTGGCCTCCCGTCAGCTTGCGATGCTGCCGGCCGCGCGCAGGGACGCGAGCAGCGCGTTGAGGCTCGCGGCCACGGTGGCCACGGTGGCGGTGCCGTCGGTCGCGGTGTCGGGGACGGCCGCGCCCTTCTTGACGCCGCCGATGGCCGCGCCGGCCGGAGGCAGCGTGTAGGCGGCCGGGATGACGACGTCGCTGCCGAGCTTGGCCTTGGTGACGGCCTTGTCGGCGAGTTTGGCGGTGGTGACGCTGCCGTCGGTCGGGGGGAGCGCCGTGGGCCTGCCTGTGACGTTGTCCCAAGAGACGGTGACGTCGCCGGGGTCGCCCTGCCATGGGGTGCCGTCGGGGTTGACGAGTCGCACAGGGGACGCGAAGGGGCCTTTCCCGTCGCCGTCCTGCACGACGAGCGGCTGGGTGAACGTGCCGGCCATCACTTGCCGCCCTTGGCGGAATGGGCCGGCTTCTTGAGCACGGCGATGCCCTTGGGGTCGAGGATGGCGTAGCTGTAGACGGCCTCGGTGCGGTAGGCGATCTGGTTGACGTTCTTGAGGTCGGTGCCGATGTGGTCGGGGTCGCCGTACTGGATGATCTCGCTCCAGATGTCCCGGACCATGCCCCACTTGATGAGGCTGAAGTCGCCGAGGAAGGCGAGCACGTTGGTCGGGGTGCCGGTGATGAGACGCCCGTTGACGGTGCCGCTGGTGGCGGTGGGGATGCCCTCGAGGCTGCCGACCTGAAGGTTGAGGGGGATTTCGGGGTAGAAGCGCTGGCCGGTGGAGGGCACGCGGATTTTGCGCAGCTCGTTGGCCATGGTCTTGCTCAGGGCGAGGCCGTTGATGTCGTATTCGTCGTTGACGGCTTCGGCGAGGCTGTCGAGATCGGCGACGCGGTCGTCGGTGGCGGTGACCTGCGTGGCGGTGCCGGACAGGGCGGTGAAGCCGTCGAGGGCGGCGCGCTTCTTCGGGTCGAAGGCGTGGAAGATCACGTAGTCGAGGACGCGGCCGAGGGCGGCGGCCTGATCGGCCTGCACGCGGCTGATGATCTCCAGCTTGGCATCCTCGTCGGCCCACTGGAGTTCGTTGCTCACGCGCGTGGTGGTCTGCACCTTGAAGCGCTTGCCCACGACGGTGGTCAGGGTCTCCTCGTAGCTGGACTTCTGGGCTCCCTCGGAGACCACTTCGGCTTCGGCGTTGCCGGTGAAGACCATGTAGTCCTTGTCGAGGAAGAGCTGGGGTTCGCTCGGGGACAGGGCGGCGATGACGCTGGTGTCCTTGGCGTGTTTGGTGACGGCGGTGGCGACCTCCTTGGGGAGGCGCACCTTATCGGTGGTGAGTGCCATGATGTGGTTCCTTTCGGATGGTTGTGGCGGTCAGTCTTTGTCGGTGCCGAACAGGCGGGCGAGGTATCCCTTGGTCTCGTCGCCGACGATGGGCCCGCTGGGCTGTCGGGCGGGGTCTTTGATCTCGGGCAGCTTGTGCGCGGGGCGGATGAGCGCCTTGAGGGCTTCGGCATGCGCCTTGATATCCTCTTCGCTGTCGCCGCGCAGCACTTCGGCCGGCACGCCGGTCTCCTTGGAGACCTTGGCCTTCCATTCGCGCTGCTGGGCGGCGGTCTTGTAGGCGGCGTTCTCCTTTTCGAGCTCGGCGATGCGCTTGGTGGTCTTCTCCGCGTCGCTCATCTGGGATTCCTTGAGCTTCTTGAGCTCTTCGGAGTCCTTGAAGCTGGCCTTGGCCCTGTCCTCCCATTTGCGTGACTGCGCGACGGCCTCGTGGTACTTGGCCTCGTAGTCGATGGGCTCGTTCCCTTCGCCCTGCGGCTCCGGGTTCTCGGTGGTGGTGTTGTTGTCTGCCATGTCGGCTCCTTTGCTTGGTTTCGGCCCATTGCGGGCATGAAAAAGCCCCCGTGCGGGGGCTTGGTGCGTGGTGGAGGCAGGATTCGAACCTGCGGTGTTTCTGTGTCGCGGATTTACAGGCCGCTGCCGTCGCCGCTGGGCCACTCCACCGGAAGGTGATATTCTGGAGATGTAAGCGCCCCCGTTACCGCCATTTTTTCGGTAGTTTCCGAGGCGCTTACTTGATTCTTCGCAACTTTTCGTCCTTGGTGAGGATGTAGACCTTTCCGCCCTTGAATCTGTTGCTTGCCTTGATGTGTTCGATGAGCTGGGCGTCGCTCATGTTCGGGTTCTCGGTGTTGTCTATGATGAGCCGGATGCAGTCGGCTTTTTTCCCGGCGCTGCCCATGTAGTCATCGACGGAACGGAATTTTCGCGCCTTGTCGGGCGTTTTGATTTCGATGCCTCCGGCGAAGTCGGCCAGACCGATTCGTTCCTCGATTCCGGTTTCCTCATTGCGCACATACTTGTGGTCAATTTGGAACGCCGGTCGGACGCCGTGTTTTCTCAGCCTTTCGGCCGTTCTGATTTCCTGTGGCCTTGCCTGCTCCGTCTCGGCCTTTTGCTTGGCGTCGGGGAACGTGATGGGCGGCTCGGTGCCGTCGTAGAGCCATCGGGGGTCTCGCCACCGCATTTCGGCGAGCGCCTGACGGGTTTTCCATTCGTCGAATTTGAGGGTGTTCTTTTCCTTCCATCCGTCGTAGGAGAGCGGTTTGGCGTCGCCAGTGGAGGCGAGGTACTTTTCGTATTCGTCGCGGGTCAGTTTCTCGGCCGTGTCGGCTCGGTATGCGTCGTAGCGGTCGCGGGTCGCCCATCCTTTGACGGAGGCGGCGCATGATTGCCAGCGTTTTTTCATGCCGTCGGGGTCATAGCCATTGACGCGCATCTTGCCCCACGAGCTGACGATCTGGCAGTTGTCGTCGTTGTGGTAGAGGTTGTTGCGGCCGGCGCTTTCGGCTGTCCAGTAGACAAAGCCCCTTGAGGCGAGCATGATGCAGAATTCGCAGGTCGGCCCCGAGGGGACGCGGGCGTAGCGGGGTTCGCTGGGGTCTTTTTCGGCGGTGAGCTGTTGGGTGAGGCGTGTGGTGGAGTTGATGACGTCCTTGGCGAGCTTGGACCAGTCGGCGTCGCCGTATCCGGCGGTTTTCTTGGCCCACAGGTCGTCCATGGTCATGCCGGATTTGGCGCGGTGGTTGATGACGTCGGTGAACTTCAGGCCTGCGAAGTCACTGTCGCTGTAGCCGTGGAACACCTGCCATGCGGCGCGGTCGGAGGAGACCATGGCGTCCTCGTAGGCGGGCAGTTCCACCTGCGCGGCCTCGGCCCATGCGGCGCGGACGTTGCGGTAGTAGTCCTGCGCGATGATGTTCGCTTGGCGCGCGTAGCGTTCCAGTTCGCCGCGCGCGTTGTCGAGCGGAAGTCCTTCGTCGTAGGTCGCGTTGGGCACCATGGTCTTGGCTTCGATGATGAGGTTGCTGACTTCTTCGAGATAGTTGTCGTAGAGGTCGTTGAGATGCTTTTCGACGGCTTCACGCTGCGCTTGGCTGAGGTTGTCCAGCGGCAGGCTGCTTCGTTTGCTGGGCGGCTGTGACATCGGACGCCTCCTCGGTCTGCTGGGCTAGGTGGAGCTGGGCGCGCAATTGGTCCACGGACTGCTCGGTGCGTTTTTGTTTCTCGTAGGCGCGGTGGGCCTTGATCTCGTCCCATGTCAGGCCGGCCTTGGTCAGTCCCACGTCGCTGTCGGCGAAGTTGGGGTTGACGCTGGCGACCTTGCTGTAGTAGTCGGCGCGCTGCGCGTCGCTGGTTTCCTTGGTGGGGGCCCACAGGGCGCGGAGCTCCCGGATGGCCGTGGGGTCCGTCCCGGTGTCTTCCAAGGCCATGGCGAGCGCGTCCTTGAGGGCTCGGCCGAAGCGTCGGTTCTGCCGGTCGGCGGTGCGCGACAGCTTGCGTTCGGCTTCGGCCATGGCCTCGGCGCTGGCGGGGTTGTCGATGGTGATGCCGAGGTCGGTGGGCGGGATGTCGGTTTCGGCGGCGACCATGAGGGCGATGCTTCGCAGCATGTCGTCGTGCGGTTGCATGGATGCTTGGTTGAGCTGGCGCATGTCGGGCTTGTCGCCGTTTTTGTTGGCGGGCACGCCGTTGATGACGCTCATGATCGAGCTCCACGTGTCGGGGCTGACCTGTCCCTTGTTGGTGCCGAGGAACCAGATGCGCGGCGCGGCGTAGAATTCGGCGTTCGCCTCCATCCTGACGAGGGTGCGCAGCGCGAAGTCGGTGAGGGCCATGAGGGGGCGGGTGATGCGGCTGGAGCCGAAGGGCCTGTTGAGTTGTTCGTCGCATACGAGCGGCACGACGGACGGCCGGTCGAAGCCCGTCGCCGACGGCTCGGCCTGCCAATGCGGGTTGATCTGTCCGCTGTTGCGCCGGCAGTCCCATGTGACGTGGGGCATCCACACGCGGAAGCCGGTGATGTACCCGTCCTTGTCCTTGTCGGTGATGGTCAGGGCGGCGGCGATGCGCCCGTGCTCCCAGTCCCACAGGGCGGCGCTCCAGTCGGCCGAACGCGGGATGATGTGGATTTCGCCGCCGGTGTGGCTGACGGTGAGGAACGAGCAGCCGTGCGTGTATGCGGACACGATGCCCTGCGACACCTTCACGTCGAGCATGTTCGCCTCGCACAGGTCGTCAACCTGCTGCCGGATGCCGTCGGGCGCGTCGAAGCCCTCGAAGACCGACAGGTCGGCGAGCGCGCGGACGGCTTTGTTGGGCCAGCCGACCATGGGTTTGGCGAGGGTTTTCATTTGGTTGGGGATGCTGTAGGCGATGCCTTTGTAGCCTTCGTGGGCGAGGTAGTAGCTGGTGCGCAGGATGTTGCGTGGGTATTTGTCGCGCCAGACTTTGAGTAGTTCGCGGGTGGTGTTCTGGGTGGTTTCGTCCATGCCTTGGATGGGGCCGGTGAAGGCGCTTTCGATGGCGAGGTGGTTTTCGCGTTTGTAGCTGGCCTTGAGGTCGTCGGCGGGGGTGGTGTCGCTCACTAGTACCATGCTCCTTCCTCTGTGGTGGGGTCTCGTCTGGTGGTCATCGCGCCGTGGAGGGCGATGGTGGTGGCGACGAGGGGGCTGATGTCGGTGTCGTCGTCGGGGCGTTGCCAGCCGAAGAGGCCGGCTTTGCCGATGGGTCGGATGGTGGCTTTGCGTGCGGCGGTCCAGAGTTGGGTCTGGCCGTCTTCGGGCAGGTGGGTGAGGGTGCCGTCGCGCAGCATGTCCTGTAGGCGGCCGCATGCGCGGCCCATGTCGGTGCTGTTGGTGACGGTGACCTGTACGCCTGCCTCTTGCAGTTCGGGCAGCAGCACGGTGGCCGGGCTTTGGGCGTCGATGACGACGCTGGCGGTTTGTTCCCAGATGCGGGCGAGTTGGTTGACGGCCCACATGGTGCCGTCTTTGCGGGTGTCGCGGTATTCGGCGAGTTCGATGTGGCAGGTGTCGTCGTCGTATCGCATGCATGCGCCGATGGTCAGGCGGCTGCGGTCGGGCGGCATGTCGATGCCGAAGCTTTTGACGCCGCCTTCGCGTCTTTTGGCGATGGTGGCTTCGTCCCATTGGTTTTGGTCGATGGCGCTGCTGGTGGCGTGTTCGTCCCAGATGCCGAGGGCTTCGCGGCGGAAGTCGTCGGGGGTGAGCCCGTCGAGGAGTTCGAGGACGGCGTCTTCGCTGGTGTGGGCGGGGTAGCTTGGGTTGGCTTTGGCCCATTGGCCTCGGTCGAGGGGGTCGGCGTCGCGGTCGGCGGCGTATTCGACGTACAGGGTGCTGTGGGCGCGGCCCGCCAATGCCTTGGTGCGTTGGCGGGCGAACGCCTCGCCCATGTCTCGCGGGCCGGGCGGGGTGCCCATGTAGATGGTCTGCGGGTTGTAGGCGCGGTTCTGGGTCGGCAGCATGCTGGCCTTGGCCGAGTCGGAGAGTATCTGGGCCTCGTCTATGACCAAGAGGCCGACTTTCTTGAAGCCTCGCAGGGCCCCGCGCTCGCGGGCGCGGAAGAAGATGCGCGACCCGTTGCGGAACCTGATCTCCTCCTTGCCGGCCGCCAAGGATATGCCGTGTTCGTGGTCCACGAGATACGCCATCTCGGGGCGCAGGACGCGCGAGCACATGTCCTCGAACGTGTCGTGCAGGACGCTGAAGTGCTGGGCGGTCCACACGATGCGGATGCCGGGCGTCTGTGCGGCCCGGTGGATGGCGACCCATTCGACGTCGTAGGTCTTGCCGGTCTGCCGGGGGATGCTCATGACGACGTTGCGGGCGGTGTAGAAGCCGTCGTCGCCGACGGCCAGCGCCTGCCGGTTGATCTGCCGCTGCCACGGGTCGAACCGGTCGCCGGCGGCTTGGGCGAGCGCGTTGAGGCTGGGTTCGCTGGTGGTGTGCGCGCCCTCGGGGATGACGAGGCGCGCGGCCCCGTCAATCCTCGCCATCCGCGTCCTCCATGGGCTCGTCCTCGACCTCCAACGCCATCGCGACGGGGTTCGTCTTGGACGCGCCCTTGTCGATGGCCTCGATGCTGGCCGCGATGTCCATGAGCCTCTTGGACAGGGAGGCGAGGTCGCGGCTGGCGACGCGACCGGAGTCGAGGTCGTCGGCGATCTTGTTGCGCAACGCGACCAACAGGCGGCGGCGTTCGTTGGAGTTCGCCGCGTTCCTGATCGTGTGCGACCCGCGCCCCGAGGGTTTCGGGGCGGCGGCGCGACGGGTCGTGGAGGCCATGGGCGTCCTCCTTAACTTGTGGAAAAAAATCCGGGGGGGAAAACGGCCCTTTGCCCGTGGTGGCATGGCGGGGGCCGGGCGGGGGTACTCCCCACGGTCAGAACCAGTCCGAGCAGCGCACCGGCGGCTCGGCTTCGCTTTCTCGTGTCGGGGCCTTGCCTTGCGCCTTGAGTTCCCTGACCTTGGCCTGCGCCCACTTGAGGCTATGTGTGCTTTTGATGCGGTTGCACCACCAGTGCGCGGCGCGTTGGTTGTCGTAGGTCATGGTGCCGCCGTGCTTCAACGGGACGGTCTCGTCGACCACGAAGCTCCACGGGTCGGGAGCCTTCAGCGTGTAGTCGATGGGCATGCCGCAGATGCAGCACGCCTGTCCCTGAGCGCGGATGCGGGCGCGTTGCCTGTCGCGTCTCCATCCGTTCGCGCGCCTAGGATTGCCCATCGCCCCACTCCTCGAACGATCGTTCGAACGCCTTCATGCCTGCCTCCAAGCGCGCCCTCAGCTCCATGGGATTGTCGAGCGCGCTCGCGGACACCTCGACCACGATGATGCCGATGGGTTGGAGTCCGGTGGTCAGGCTGATCTCGCAGGTGATGGGCATGGGGAGGCGTCAATCCTGACGCCGGGCAGGTAGGTCACCTTGTCCGCGATGAGTGGCAGCCACACCACGCCGATGCTGTGGGCGTCCACGTCCACCTCGGGCAGGCGGTCGGCCAAGGGGTAGGGGAACGGCTGGCCGTCGATGAGCACGTTGCGGCGCTCCATGTCGATGACCACTTCGTGCGGGATGTCGGATAGGTCCATGTGCGGCCTCCTAGTGACACAGAGAGGTGGGGCGGCGCTCGCACTTGCCGGAGAAGAGGTAAGACGGCAGTGCGCCTGTGTGGTGGCGACGCGGACGCCGGGCGGATGATGCAGGATTCGAACCTGCGGAAGCTGTCGCTTCGGCACCTTAGCAAGGTGCTGCATTCGGCCTCTCTGCCAATCATCCCGGATACGAGGAAGCCCCGGAGACCATTGTGGTTCCGGGGCTTCAACTCGGGTATGCGTTTTCCCATACCGCTATCTACTGCGATAGCATAACACGAAAATTGCTAGGGTTGCAATTCCGCCGTTCCTGTATGGTCTTTTGCGTGGAATGCCCGAAGGGGCGGCTTGAGCCTATGCCAAGCCGCCCCTTCGGGAATGCCTTTTATTTTCGGTGATTAACTAGTTAACGAGACGTGTGTTCATCGTACTTTTTCGCGGCGAGGTTGTCAATCTCGGCTCTGGGCATGGCCCATCCGTTTCCGACCCTCACGCCTCCGATGGTGCCTTCGTGGATCATCTGGAGAACGCGCTGGCGGGTAACGCCGAGTATGGCTGCGGCCTCGGTGACCGATGTCAGCGGGGGCACGGGGGCGAAGCCGTTCATTTTGTCGTATTCGGACGAGCGCATCACGCTCATGCGGCATGCCTCGGGCAGGGTGTTGTGAAGGGCGAGCAGTGCGAGCGCCTGCGTGCACGCCTGTCGCATGGTTTCGGCGACGATGGACAGCGTGGCCTCGACGTTGTGGTTGACGGCCGAGGCCACGGCGACGTGCCAGTCGGCGAAGGCGTCGAGGATATCGTCGTCGACGCCATCGTCCTTGTAGGAATGGTTGAATTCGATGATGACGTTCCAGTAGTCCATGCTTTTTCCTTGGTGTGTTGCGAAGGGGGCCGGGCACCCTTTCGGAAGCCCGGCCAAGCGTTCACGGCCGGTATCCGGCTCTTTTGAGCACTGATACGCAGTTTCTCAGGGAACGCCAGTCGCTCGGCGTGCACGGAAGGGTGGCCACCAGCCGATTGTCCTTGAATACCTTGTAATGGTTCTTCTTGGTCTTCTCGACGGTGAACCCCTGCCTTTCCAGACTCCGGAGCAACTCCCTTGTCTCGTTTGCTATGCTAACCACCTCCTTTCTAAAAGGCAAGTAAATTATATCCTTTCACTTGTCGTTTAGAAATTAGGTCATATATCTAGTGTCAGACGGCCGAAATATGGCCATATCTACGGCGTGTCGGAATCAGCGAACGCAGGCCAGCAGTTCGCGGATGCTCCACTCCCAGTACTGGCCGTCGACCCGCCTTGGGTGCAGCCTGCCCGCTTGCCGCCAGTTGTCGAGCATCTTGCCGGTGACGCGCCGGCCCGAAGCGTCGGACAGCCAACGTGCTGCACCTGCGCGCTTCCGCGTGATGTGCAGAGAGTCTATCGGCTTGAGGTAGCTGGCGCGCACCTTGGCCAGATCGAGGAACGCCGCGCAATAGGGGCACACGGCCCAGTGTTGGCGTTCTGTGGCGTAGATGGGGGTGCGCAGGGGTTCGTCTCGGGTTTCGCCGGTCTGTGGGTCGGTGACGGTGCGGGTGTTGGCGTGGCATTGCGGGCAGATGCCGATGAGGCGGCGTTCCTCGGGTCGTTCGATGCGTTCGGACACGTGTCTGGCCGTGTCCGCGAGCGTTTGCATGGCCTCGCGTGGCCGGGGGTTGAGGATGCGTTCGATGCGGGCGGCCATGATGGGGATGAGCCGGTCCCATGCGAGCAGGGTGCGTGGTGTGCCGTCGGCCTGCCAGCCGTAGGGTTTGGTCCGGGCTTGGCCGGCGAGGCGTTGCAGGGTGGTTTCCGCGTCGATGTAGGTTTGGCGGGCGTCGATGTCCAAGGGGGTGGCGGCGTAGGCGCGGTTGCCGTGGCGGGGCGACGTCTCGCCCATGCTGGCCTGACGGTAGGCGATCTGCTGGAGGGTGGGCATGCCGATGCGTTCGAGCCATAGGAGCGTGTTTCGGGCGTGTTTGAGGCATGCGGGGCAGATCGTGCCCGCGTTGGCGTCGGCTTGGCAGATTTCGCATTGGTTGTCCATTCCATCCTCCGAACTAAGCTGATGATTCGGTGCACGGGCTTCTGTCTTCGGATGGGGGCCCTTTTTCGTGTCTAGTAGAGGAGCACGGCGAGCCGGCCCACGAAGAGCAGGATGACGGCGAGGCCGGCGAGTGTCAAGGTGGCGACGATGATGCGGGCGAGGATGTCCGCGAAGGTGGGCGGCTGGCGTTTGGGCTTGGGTGGCCGGGTGTCCATGTTGAGGCCGTGTGGATGCTGCATGTGCTGGTGTCCTTCCTTAGGATTCTGGGTATTGGATGTGGCGGCGTTGTTGGCGGCGGATGTCCTTGAGCATGGCGTCGAGGACGGCTTGGGACAGGCCTGTGGCTTGGTTGACGATCTTGGGGTCTTGGCCTTCCGTGAGCATCTTCCATGCCTTGTCGGCGGGTTTCATGCGTGTTCCTTCCTGCAATGGCGGCATAGGCGGGTGTTGATCTCGCGGCTGGTGATGCACAGGAGGCCGCATCGGGCGCAGTGTTCGACGGTGCTCACCGGGTGCCTCCTTGGATGGGGTCGGCGAGCGCGCGGGATACGATGCCGTTTTGGTGGGTGGGGCATGTCCGGTGCTGGCCGATGATGCCGAGGGCGAGGGCTTCGGGCGCGTTGCGGGTCATTGCGGGTCGTTTCCTTTGATGTGTTCGATGATCTGGGTGGCGAGGTTGGTTTGCCCGTCGTAGTAGGGGGCGACGAACGCATAGTGTTTCTCGCGGCATTCGGCGGCCTGCCTGCGCGTCCAGTCGCGCTGACGTTCGAGCCATTCGAGCAGGCCGGCGAGCGCCGCATCGTCCGTGTCTACCATTGGCGTCTTTCCTCGCATTCCACACATTCGTGGGTGGCTTGCCAGCATGCGGCGCACAGGGGCTTGTGGTATTCCGTGCATTCGTGGCCTTCGTGGGCGTCTTGGCCACAGTCCGTGCATTCGCGTTCGTTGAGGGGGTATCCGAGGCGGCGACGCATCCAGTCGGCCCCTTGTTCGAACGCGGCCTGTTGCATGACCCGAAGGGCGGGCAGCATGCATCCGTCTGGCCGGTTGACGATGTCCGCGCGCGGGATGGGATAGCGCCGTTCGGCCTCCAAGCGCGTCTCATCGACTCGCACCGCCTTCATGGCCTCCTCCTTGATGTCGTGCTCCGCGCCCATGAGGGCTTCGAGCATGCGCTCGCTGAGCTTGTATTGGGCCCAGAGGCACCCTTCGCTGAATGCGTTGCTTTGCATGACGGGCCTGCCAACGCCCGTCTCGTAGCGGCGTTCGGCCTCGATGAGGGCCTCTTCTCTCAGGTCAAGCATGTTCGTCCATCCTTCCGCGCATGTAGTGGCGCGCACAGCAGCGTTGCAGGGCGTTCTTCAGGTCGAGGTCGCTGATGTCGAACGCGGTGCACAGGTTGGCGACGGTCTGCAACACGTCGGCTATCTCGTCTTCCATTTCGATGCGCCTCGTGTCTTTGAGGGCCGTGGCTTCGGGTGCCCTGAGCCATGCCTTGACGGCTTCGACGGTTTCGGCGGCTTCCTCGAGGGTCTTGAGGGCGAGCCATTTGTCTTGCGTGAGGCGGCCGAAGCTTTCGATGGGCGGGATGCTTACCGTTCGTGCCATGCTTGGCGCTCCTTGATCTTTTGGATGGCTTGGATGAGTTCGGGGATGGGCCCGCCTTTGAGCAGGCCGCGCCAGAACGGCTTGGCGTGCGCGAAGTCGACGTCGGCGAGTTGGCGGAGGAGTCCTGGCGTGGTGGGGCCGACGGATACGAGGTGCGCGGTGGGCACCGCGGGCTCTCGGTTGCGGACGGCGAGCGCGAGGTACCAGAGGGCTTCGTCGAGGTCTTCTTCCGGGTGGCCTTTGGCTTCGTGCCGCCAGACGTATTTGATGGCGTTGCCGAGAGTGTAGCTGTAGCGTTCGGCAAGGATGCATTCGAGGTGACCCCCGTAGTGTCCGGGGTATTCGACGTGATCGTTCATAGGGTTCCTTTGGCGAGGACGCGACAGTATTCGTTGAGGTCTCTTTCGAGGCAGTCGGCGACACGGTGCGAGGTCGCGTGGGCGGGCCCGTAGGGGTCTTCGCCACGGGCGAGCGACAGCAGGCGGAAACCGGTGAGGTCGAGACGACGGTGCGACAGGTCTTGCAGGCGCTCGCAGTCGGGGAGTTTCGTGGTGAGCCATGTGAGGTCGAAGTCGACGTTGGTTCCTGCGGGGTGGAGCGTGGCTTCATCGTTCCATTCCCCGAGGTGGCATCGCAGTTGGTATGAGGCTTCTTGGATGGTGATGCTTTCGTCGCCGAGGAGGCTTTCCCAGAGCAAGCCGTTGCGCGAGTGCATCGCGAGCGCGGTTTTGTTGCCGTTGGCGAGGGCGGTTTCGATGATCTGCGGGTCGTGTTTGATGACCGCACTCCAGTAGTCTTCCTGTTCGCCTTTCATGGTGGTGAGGATGACGCCGATTTCGAGGATGTCGCCGAGGGTGTGGTCGAGTCCGGTGGTTTCGACGTCGAGCCATAGGAGCTTGTGGGGTTTGTTCATGGTCGTTTGCCTTTCCTGAGTGTGGTTTGCTGACCTTCGTCGTCGTAGAGGAGTTGGTTGCCTTGCCAGTTGGTGACGGGTTTTTCGTGTGGGTCTTCCCCGGCCCGGAGGTAGTAGCCGGTTTCGTGTGCGGCTTCGGGGTGTTGGTGGACCCATCCGTGGCATCCGGTGGTGCCGGTTCCGCAGAGGGTGACGCAGTTGGCGGGTTTGTGCCGCCATGCGGGGTCGGCCCTGAGGCGGTTCATGCGATGGTGGCATGACCATCCGGGCCATTGGCCGTTGCGCACGTAGAGGCCGCAGCGCACGCACCTGTGTCGGTCGCGGCCTAGGCATGTGGCTCTTGTGTCGTCGAATTCGCTCATCGTGCGCCCACCTGTTCGAGTCGACCGTGGTTCAGACGGATGGCGGTGATGGTGGTGCCGTCCGCGCTGCTGACGCACTGGTGGCATACGTCGATGTCGACGTGGTTCATGTCGGAGTCCTCCTCGCCCTTCTCGTTGCGGTGTGCGGTGAAGAGGTTGTAGTCGCAGTGCGTCCATGGCTTGGTTTCGTTGATTGGCTGTTGGCAGATGTCGCAGATTCGCTGCTTCATGCTTGTTGCTCCTCGTGGTTGAGTTGGTCGGCTTTGGTTTGGCATGCGGTCATCCATGCGCTTGGTTCGAAGCCTTGGCGCTGGTGGTCGTATTCGCTTTCGTGGGGTTGCATGAGCCGTTGGACATGCTCGCAGTTCCACGAATGCGTGTGGATTCGCTGTTTTGGCGTGGTGTCTGGCGGCAGTAGCGGCTTGTAGGCTCCGCGTTCGAGCCAATGCTGGAACGATGGTTGCGAGCGTATCGGCTCGTCGCCTTGTTCGACGCTCCGGTTGTGGCTGAGGATGGCCGCGTAGAGGCGTCTTGGCGTGACTCCGGCCTCGATGACGTCGCGGAACGCGGCCTCGGCCCCGGTGTGGGTGCCGGCCATGGGCCGGTACGTGCCCCAGCACAGGCCGAACGGGTCGCGGTCGATGGCGTGCTCGGTATCGGCGATCATGTCGGCCACGGCCACTGCTTGGGACTCTGCTTCGGAACCGTCTGTGGAAGGGGTTGGGGTAGGTATGGTTACGGCCACTTGGGGCTTGGACTTTGCTTCGCGTCTGCTTGAAGCAGCAGCTTGAGCGTTGCCACTGTTTTGCTTGCCGTCTGCTTGAAGCAGAATCGAAGCAGAAGCGTTGTTTTGCTTGGGTTTTGCTTCAAGAAAACTCGGGTTTTTGCTTGAAGCATCCGGCATGGTTTGCTTGGTTTCCGCTTCGGGCCATGCTTCGCCGTTGCTTCGACGCGAGCGTGCGAGGCCTCCCTTGCGTCCGGCGCGCACCTTGTCGGGGTTCTTGAACACCGAGCCGTCGAAGCCTCCGATGCGTCTCGATTCGACGATACGGTAGCCGTCCTCCACCTCCTCGAACAGTCCGGCCGACACGAGTTCGGCGATCATCCTCGGTGTGCCTCCGAGCATCCGGCAGCGGCGCTTGTCGAACACGCCATCGAAGCCGGGCGTCTCGTACAGTTCGCCGCCCACCCAACTGGCGATGGTGGCGAACAGGCCGCGAGCGGCCATGCTCAGCGTCTCGACGTTGGGGGCGCGGTGGAAGCCATCGCTCAGGTGAAAACAGGACATGACTTTTCTCTTCCTTCCAACCAGTGGCTCACATGTCGTCAAGGCTCGGCTGCGACGTCTTCTTGACGAGATCGTTCGCGACACCGACCACATCGAGTTCGTCCGAGCACTTCAAACGGCCGACCTTGTCGTACTGGAACCGCTGACCGCAGTCGAGGCAGTACAGCGGCCTCGGCTTCGCCTTCAGATGCGCCGCAGTGGCGTCCGCCGGCTGGTTCTCGTACACCTCCTGCCACAGTTGCAGTCCGCACCTCGGGCAGCATGAGAGCGGCGGCACGCCATGCACGCGCTTGGGGCCGGCGAACACGAACCGCAAGGCCTTCTCGGGGTCTTTGAAGATCGCGGGGTATTTGTCGATGATCTCCTGAATCCTGTGGCCGGTGTCGCGTTCGAGGTCGTCGCGGAACGCCTCGAATTCGTCCACGTCCAACACGCCCTGTTTGGCCGCGAAGTAGACGAGGGCCACGGCCTGCGGGTCCGGGTAGCCGCACTGCGGGTCCACGTCGATGCGCACGATGGTGTCCACGCTCTCGCCGCTCATCGCCGACAGATCGTCCAGCCTGACTTGGAACGAGTGCGCCACACGGATGCAGGCCTTGCCGTCCAATGCGTTCCGCATGGCCGGCAGGTCGTTCGCGTCGATCTCCACGGTCACATGCTTCAATTCATCCATGATTCCTCCTTAGAATTCCGGGTCGGGTTCATTGTCGAAGTCGGTGGGCGGCTGCGACCACGGGTCCTCGGGCGGTGCCGCAGCGGGCTGCGCGGTCGCGTCGCCCGAGTAGCCGCCCGTGTATCCGTTCAGGTTGTCGGCGAATCCGGCCTGCTGGTCCTTGGGCTGGCGGTGGATGAAGCTCAGGGTCTGGGCGGCCACCCTGAGCGCGGTGCCCTGAGTGCCGTCGTTGCGCGTGAAGAACCGCTGCGAGAGCAGGCCGGAAACGTGCACCTTGTCGCCCTTGTGGACGTACTGGAGCTGCGACTTCGCGCCCTGCGTGATCGGCTCGACCTCCAACCACATCGTGCCTTGGTCCTGCCAATGGTTCCGCTTGTCGAAATACCCCTGCGAGACGCCCACGGTGAAGCTCGTGACCGAGCCGCCGTTCTGGAAGGTCTTGGTCTCGGGGTCCTTGCCGACGTTGCCGACGAGATTCACGTTGACGGCCATCAGTCATCCTCCTTCTGCGGTTTGCGCTTCCACATGCACAACGCATGGATGGTGCGGGTCCGCCTGTCCACGATCACATCGCCGAAATCGGGAACCAGCAGCGTCAGCGGAAACTCCGGCGTTCGGTTCAGACGCTGGATGGCCTCGATAAGCTCGTCCAGCAGCTCGCCCGCGCCCATATGCGCGCCTTCCTTGGTCAGCGGCCAGTCGAACATGCTCCGGCCCTCCTCGCGCACGTCGTATTCGCGCGCGTACTCCTCTTCGGTCAATTCGGTTCCTCCTTCGGACAAAAACGAGGGGCGCTGGCGTCTCCTCCGACGCCCGGCCCAGTGCAGGCATGGGCCGGACCAGCCGACGCCATCGCTCCCGCGCGCGACGAGTCACTGCGAAAACCGCGACGGGCGACGTTGACGCCCCTCGTGGACTGCGGGCGAATCGAACGCCCTCCCGACCTTTGCCACGCATGAGAAAGGAGAATCATCAACAACCAATTGCGTGATCTCGGCCGGGGGCCAACCTGCCGCAGCCCCGGTGTCCGGCGATGTGAGAACGTGCATCGCCGGACTGTTCGGTTATTTGGTGTTAGCGTCTTTTCCTTTGACGATCACCGCCGCACGCCCTTGCAATATGTGAGATAAGGAAGGAAGAGCGGACGCGCGGCGGCAAGACTAGATGCTGAAAACCAGCGACGTGAGGACAATCCAGACGATCACGCCCACCACGGCGGTGCTCGGTTTCCTTGCCGGCCCGTTCGGCTTGCCTACCATGCCCACGATGCAAAGCACCTCCAGCACCGCGAACACGAGGAACGCCCACTGCTGCCACACGAGACTCATGCCTCCGCCTCCCCGGCCTCGGGCTGTCCGACGCTGCGGCGCAGCTCGTACAACGACTGCAATGCGTTGCGGCAGTACTTGTAGGCCTGCCAGTCGCCATGCTCAAAGGCCATGTTCTGCAACATGCCGATCAGCGAATGCGCGTCGAAGACGATCTCGCGATACCGGTCGAACCTGTCCGAAACTTGCTCATCGCGCGAGCCATCGCGCTCGTCGTCAGAGTCGGGCTTCGCGAAGCTGGGGCCGAACACCTGCTCGAGGAAGTCTGCGCTGGCGTCGAGCGGCACCTTGGTCACGAACGCCTTCGCCATCGGCACATCGTCGGTGTCGGTGGGTGGAACGGCATGGTTCTTGTCCTCGGCGAGACGAAGCCCCTCGGCCCCGAGCGCTTGGCTCAGACAATCGACCATGCACTCGGGGCAGGCATCGCCAACCTTGACGGCTTCGCTCAACGTGACCGCGAGCCTTTCGATGCGCTCCGCCTGCTTGTCTTCCTTGGTCATAGCAATGTTCCTTTCGATTCGATTCCGCCAGAGGAGCCTCGCGTCTAGGCCCGTTCGGCTATGTCGCCGAACACGTAGGCCATCAACCAGCCGAACAGCATGGCCGCGAAGTGCAATACGCTCACCACTCCATGCGACGCGGCGGCGGCAGCCCAGATGAAGCCCCAGACGGCCACCATCGCGCACACCGCGCAGGCGATCAGGCAGAACAGCCACTTGTAGGCCCGCTGTGATTCGGTCAGCTCCACAGGCTTCTCGGGCCTGCGCCAGCCACTCAGATGATGTCCGCGAATCATCACGCCACCTCCTTGGTGGTGTTATGCCGGGCGGAGTTAGGAGAACCGCCCGGCCCCCTCCTAACATCGGAGTTGTCCCGCGTGTAAGAGGCGCGGGCCGAACAGTTAGGAGAAGAATCATGGTCAAACGACTCGTTATCGAAACCGGAGCCGGAAGCCGCACCCTCATCGATCTTGATAAATCGGTTGATGTGAAGGCGCTTGAGAAGGAACTTTCGCAGGCGTCCGAAACCGGAGCGACGGTGGATGTCAACGGAAGAACCGGCGACATCGACGGATTGATTCACGTCAACCCGAGCCGTGCCCTGTGGTGGACGATCATGGATTACACGCCTACCGAAGTCAAGGTTTGGCACTGATCTACTGATGTCGATCTCATGCTCAAGCTGCGCATCTACACGCAGCTTGAGCGTTTCCATGTCAGTGCCTGAAACATCGGGAATCAGCACGAAATATGCAATCGGATTTTCAAACTCGTCCGAATACTTGAACAGCTTCACGCACTCCGCATTTGGTATGTTGATGCTCAGATTCGCGCTCATCGCTCGGCCTCCTTGCCGTTCTTCTCCCATGGGTCGGGCCATGGCGTGTCTATACGTCCTAGGAGGTAGTCGGCGCTTACTTCGAAGAAGTCAGCGAGCGCCACAATATCCTTCATGGCGAATGGGCGGATACCAGTGAGCTTGTTGGAGAAGATTTGCTCAGATAGGCCAATGGAAATGGCTACGTATTTTTGGGTCAGATTGTGCTCTTGGATCAGCGCGGATGTTCGCTGGCTAATCTTGAGCATATCTAATCGTTTTTGAGAAGTCTGCATAGTTGAGAGACTAGCACAGTGCTAATCGTTTTTGAGTATTCGGCGTGTCTTAATTCTGAGTCTCAACATGCCGCTTGTTGCAAAACTAATCATTTTTGTTTATAGTTAACGCCATGAGTACAGCAATAACGATGCCTCGTATTGCGGCAAACCCTCAAGACACAGCAATTCTTAATCTGAATATGCTGATGCAGATTGAAGGGCTATATCGCAAGGACTTGGCCAATCATCTTGGGCGAAAGCCACAGAATCTATCTCGCATGATGACCGGAGAAAGCAACTGGGCCTTCAACGACGTTGTGCGTGCGGCTGAGTTCGTGGGCGTCTCCCTTGACGTCCTGACTGACCCGACGCTGACGCCGGCGAAGGCTCTTGCCATCGTCGGCGAGCGCAATAACGATGACGATGATGATGGGGGTTTGGCGGTCGCGTTGAGCGACGGTCGACGAACTAGCGGCTACCTGTTGGCCGCATGAACTTCGTAATGCGGGGATGACATACAGGCTCCGGGCTCATAACCCAGAGGTCCATGGTTCAAATCCATGCCCCGCTACTGCAGGCGAAGCCGTCACGATTATTCGTGGCGGCTTTTCGTTTATCCGCCGTCGTGCCCTACGGG